TCTGCTGCAACTGAGCCAGGAGACCCAGCCGTACATTCTGGGCCTGGCGGCCACCATCGCCGCGGCGATACCCCAGGGCACGGTGGCGGCCGGCACGGCGGCGCCCCCGCAGCCGGTCAACCCCTTCCAGACCACTCTGCCCAGGTGCCGGCGGGTCAACACCCTGGTCGGCGACACCCTGCTCAAGGTGGCGGCCCGGGAGCTTCAAAACGCTGCGCTCTGGTATCAGATCGCCGAAATCAATGGGTTGGCGCCGCCGTACCTGACAGACGACCCGGAGGAGGCCGGCCCGGGCGTGCTGCTCACCGGCGCCGGGCTCCTGGTGCCGGACAATGGCGCCGCTGTAGTTGGCAGCAGTGCCGCCGACCCGGTGACCGCCTTCGGCATCGACCTGCTGCTGACCGACGGGGACATCACCGACGACGGCGCCGGTGACATCGCCACCGTGAGCGGCAACGCCAACCTGGAACAGGCCATCACCATCAAGCTGAACAGCAATCTCGGCGATCTCATCTACTACCTGGACTTCGGGAACGGCGCGCGCGCCATGATTGGGACCACTCAATCACCGGCTGCGGCGCAACTCACCGCCTCCCTGGTCTCGCGCTGTGTGCTCTCCGACAACCGTATCGCCGCCGTGCCTTCTATCAAGGCGGTCATCAAGGGCAACGCCCTGGCCGTCACCGGCACTGCCGAGGCCATCGACTCGACGCCGGTGACCGCCACCACCTGAGACCTGCCCATGTCCTTCATCACCAAGAATTTCGCCAGCATCGTCGCCAGCATGGTCAACCAAATGCGGGGGACGCAGACGAAGTTCACGGATTTCCGCAAGGGCGCGCTCGGGCGCACCCTGGTCGAGGCCTCGGCCATCGAGATCGACCAGCTTTACCAGCAGATGGTCAACGGCCTGGTCGACGGGATCCCGGCGGCGCTCTACACGGCCTTCAACTTCAATCTCCTGCCGCCAGGCATGGGCAACGGGATCGAGCAGTTCATGATCCCGGCCCCGGTGGGCGTCAACACGGCGATCCCGATTGGCACCCAGGTTACGACCACCGACGGCACGGTGAGCTATCTGACCACCGCTGTGGGCTCCATTCCGGCAGGCCAGACCTCGACCACAGTGCCGATCCAGGCGAGCGCGGCGGGCAGCGCCTCAAACGTCGGCAGCGGCCAGCTTACGGTGGTCACCAACCTGGCGGGGGTGACGGCCACCAACCCGGCACCGATCACCAACGGCACCGACGCCGAGACCGACCAGCAGCGCAAGCTGCGCTTCAACCGCTTCATCGCCTCGCTATCGCGCGGGCCTTTGGTCTCGATCCAGTATGGGGCGACCACGGCCATCCTCTACAACGCGGACGGCACCATTCAGGAGCAGGTGATGCAGGCGGTGGTGGTCGAGCCCTACCAGATCGACCCCACCCAGCCGCTGGGCCGCGTCACCGTCTACATCTTCAACGGCGGGTCTGGCGCCAGCGGCCCCCTGGTGGCGCTTGCCCAGAAGCTCATCAACGGCTACACCGACGGCGGCGGCAACCTGATCGAGGGCTACAAAGGGGCCGGCGTGCCCGCCACGGTCATCGCCGCCACGCTCTCGCCGCTGGCTGTGGATATGACGGTGTTCGCCAACAACGGCGTCCTGACCTCGGCGCAGCAGACCGCCCTGGACCTGGCCGTCGCCGCGGCGATCAACAACACCCCGATCAGCAACGGGGCGTCCCTGTTCCACATCGCCACCCTGACCACCGCGGCGCAGACGGTGGCCGGGGTGGTCAACTCCACCCCGACGACCCCCGCCAATGACTTCCTGCCGCCGGTGGGTACAAAGGTCACCGCCGGGGCCCTGACCTTCACGCCGGCCGTCCCATGAAGCTGACCGCCACGCTGGCGAGCCACCTCTACCGGCCGGCCAGCAAAAACCCGCTGCCGGTCCTTGGGCTCACGCTCAACAACACCAACCCCACGATGACGTGGACCGTGGCCGACCAGGTGCTCACCACGTACCTGAATGGCAGCCCGGTCCCGGACAAGACCGTGGACCTCACCGCCTACACCCTGGCGACCCTGGTGGTGTACCTCAACACCCTGATGGGCTACTCGGCGGTCATCGGGCCCGCCGCCTACGGGGCAATGAGTGCCGTCACCCTGCTCGACGGCAGCGGGAGTCCGGCGGACGAAAGCCTGGGCGACGAACTCAACTACTACACGTCGCCCAAGTGGGCGCTGCTCGATGCCGCCGCGCGCGAGATCCAGACCGCGGGCAACACCATCCCGAACATGCTGGCGGAACTGGTGTTCACGACCTCCGACGGCGAGTGGGTCGATACCTGGCTGGATGAGACCCTGGGAGGGCTGCGCCAGACCGGGGAGAACGACGCGGCGCTCATCAACCGCATTGCGTCGACGATCACCACCATCAAGTCCAACAACGTCGCCCTGGAAAAGCTGGTGTTCAAGCTCACCGGGATTACGGTGCAGGTGGTCGACATTGATTGGGTCACCGGCAGCGAGGCGATCTTCACCTACGGGGGTCCAAACTGGAACGACACCCAGATCACCAACAGCCTGACCGCGCGGCTGTACCCGGCGTACACCACCGACCAGGCGATCATCAACAGCTTCGGCCTGCCCCTGGACCAGATTGGTCAAGCCTATTGGGGGCCCGCCCGGGCATGCAATCCCCTGTTCTCGGCCTTCGCCGTGGTGTTCGCGCCGAACGCGACCTCGGCCCAATTCCAGGCGGTCATGCCGATCATCAACGCGAACCGCATGGGCGGCACCCTGGCCCTCGGCTACCGCGCCATGGTGATGCTCGACACGAACGTCCTGGCCGATGTCACCAACAACCTGGACTACGTTGCGGGGCCCGCCGGCACGCTCTACAGCCCCTGGGCAGGGTAGGTCAGTCGTGACGCCACCATTAGCCTCGGAGACACTATGAAATCATTGACCCCCGGCACCAACTGGACAGGCGCGTACAGCCGCTTTTCCTACAACATGGCGCTCCGTTACTTCGCCATGCTCAAGGAAAAGGGCCTGCCGGTCCTGGACGACGAGTTCAACGTCCTCCAGGACATGCTGCTGACCCTGATCCGCGAACTGGTGCTGGATTCGTTTGGCAGCGGCTCGCCCAACAACGGGTTCCTGATCGTTGGCACCAGCGCCGCCAACAACTTCACCATCAAGGGCGGCGACGGCACGGTCGACGGCGCCGGCGTGATGTGGGCCGGCGGCCTGCGCCTGATCCTGCCGAGCGACACCACCTATTCGGGCCAGGAGCAGCCGCAGGGCGCCCTGGCGCCGCCGGGCGGCGGCACCCGCATCGATACCGTCTACCTCGACACCTACCTGGACGAGTATGGTCCCATTCAGGACGCGACCATGGTGGACCCCACACTCAACGTGGAGACCAGCCGGCGCCTGCGCCTGCAATGGATCGTCAAGGTGGCCCAGGGCGGCGCGGCGCCGGGCAATTACGTCGACGCCAACGGCCTTCCGCACTTTGTCACCACGCTGGCAACCATCGACCGCACCGTGTCGCCGAACATCGACGCCGGCATGGTCACCGACCTGCGCAACCAGATCAACGTCCCGACGCTGGTGAACTCCGCGGTCGCGGCGCACAACGCCTCGCTCACCGCCCACTACTACGCCACCAGCGCGCAGCGCGGCTTCGTCCAGCTTGCCCTGGCCGCAGACGTATCCGCCGGGACCTCGACGACCCTGGTGTGCACGCCGGCGTCCCTCCAGGGCACGATTGTCCCGAGCGGCACCATTTTCGATTACGCGGGCTCCGCGACGCCGACCGGCTTCCTGTTCTGCGACGGCAGCGCGGTAAACCGCATCACCTACGGCAACCTGTTCGCCGCCCTGGGCACCACTTTCGGCGCCGGCGACGGGGTTACCACCTTCAACCTCCCGGACCTGCGCCGCCGGGTGACCATGGGTTCCGGAGGCACCGGCACCGCAACCATCGGCAATGCCCGAGGCAATACCGGCGGCGAAGAGGGCCACATCCTCACGACCGCGGAATTGGCGGCGCACAGCCATTTGCTGGCGAACACCGATACCGTCCCGGACTCCGGAGCGACGTTCCCGCCGAGCACGTCGCTGACGAATGCCAACCAGATCGCGGTGAACTGGAGCGATTCCAACATCACGTATCAGCACTACGGCCTACAGGGGACCAACACGCCGGCCACCATCGGCCTGTCGGCCAGCGCCGGCGGCGGGGCGGCCCACAACAACATCCAGCCGTCGTTGATCGTCAACAAGATCATCAAGTACTGAGGCCACCATGCCCGATCCCGAAAAAGTGCAGGCCCCGGAAAAGCCCAAGGTGGACCCGGCGCGCAAGCTCAAGGTGCAGATCGTCTATGCCTACGACCCGGCGAGCGGGGAATATCTGGGCACCTGCAACGCCCTTGAGTCGGCGCTGGAGCCGGACGTGTTCCACCTGCCGGCGAACAGCACGGCGACGGCCCCGCCGGCCATGCAGCACGGCAAGGCGGCGGTGTGGAACAAGGACGCGCAGGCCTGGCAGCAGGTCACGGACCTGCGCGGACAGACCGTCTACGATACCGCAACCGGCGTGGCGGCTGTTGTTGGCAGCCTCGGCGACCCGCCGAAAGCCCTCACCCTGCTCAAGCCCGGCCCGGGCGCGAAGTGGACGGGCTCCGCCTGGGCCACGCCGACCTCGAAGTTCGACAAGTGGGACGGTGCGGCCTGGCAGCCGGATCTCGCGGCCGCGCGCAAGGCCAAGCTCGGCGCCATCGCCCAGGAGGAAAACGTCAAGCTGGCTGACCTGAGCTACGGCTACATGCCGGCCGAGATTGCCACATGGCCTCAGCAGTACGCCGAAGCCAATGCCTACCTGACTGCGCTGCGCAGCGCGGACGCGAAGGCTGCGGCGGCCGGCCAAAGCGCGCCGGTCACCACCGTCGGGAGTTCCACGCCTCTATTGCAGGCGCTTGCGCAGTCGCGCGGCATGGATCCCGCCGACCTGGCGAAGAAGATTCTCGCCAAGGCCCAGGCGTACCACCAACGCCTCGCCACGGCCTCGGGCAACGTGGCCCGGCGCGCCGCCGCGGTGCAGGCGGCGGTCAGCTACGCCGCCATCGACAATGCCTGAACATGGATCGGTGCTGCGACGATGAGTTCGAGTTCTCGGCCAGCGAGACCCCCTGGGTTCTCCAGATCGAGGTCTCTCTCGACGGCGGCCAGACCGACATTACCGGCTTTGAATTCATCCTCATCTTCAAAAAGGACCGCTGGGACGAGGATTCCGCAGCGGTTCACGAAATGAGTTACACGGCCCCCGCGGGCCCGGATGCGACGGCTGGTGTTGCCGCAATCGTCTTTGCGGGCGGCGACCAGGCGGCACTGCCGGAGGGCATCTACTCGCTCAAGGTCGAAATGGTGACCGATACTCCCGGGACCTTCGCCTTGGGCGTGGCGCCCTTCGTGGTGACGCCGTGAGCACGAACAAGCTGTGCGTCAAAGGCTACTCCGCCAGGATCAGCCGGGTCATCCTGATCGGAAATTCCGCTGGCACGGTGTTCGAGAACGATGAGTTCCCGATCAACGGTCATGGCCCCTACGTCCTGTCGCGGGTGCCGGACGGCAATTTCATGGCCCTCTACCTGGATGTCGGGCGCCAGTCGAAGGTGGAGTTCTCCCTTGAGGGCAACGAACTCACGCTCGCCGGCGGCGTGGATCCCACGCTCTACCAGACCCTGTTTTTCGATTACACGTCTGGCGGTATCGGGCAGCGGTTCGCTCAGGATGAATTTGAGGTCGCCACCTACGGCCGCGGGCCGTATCCGCTATCGCATACGCCGGACCGGAATTTCATGGCGCTCTACCTAGACATCGCGCGCGAGTCAAAAGCCTTGTTCACGGTCGAGGGTTCCGAGCTTTTCCTGGGAGTCGGCGTCAATCTGGCTGACTATCAAACCCTGTTTTTCGACTACACCTATTGAGGGGCATATGAAAAAGACACTTTCCCTCCTGCTGCTTCTGGCCTTCTCCGCTTTCGGGCAGAGCGGCGGCACTATCAACGGCGGCACGATCCGCTCCGGGACGGTGCCGCCGTCCGCGCTGCAAGCGACCGGGACGCCTTCCGGCTCCACCGCCTACTTGGGGAGCGGAGCGTGGGCGCCGGTGCTCCAGTCATCCAACAACCTGAGCGACCTCGCCAACGCCGCCACCGCGCGCTCGAACCTCGGGCTCGGCAGCATGGCTACGCAGTCCAGCAGCGCCTTCGATCCGGCGGGCGCCGCGGCGGCGGCGCAAGCCGCCAGTGACCCCGCCGGCAGTGCTGCGTCGGCCCAGGCTGCCAGCTTGCAGAAGTCCGCCAACTTGAGCGACCTGCCAAGCGCCAGCACAGCCCGGACCAACCTCGGCCTGGGGAGTGCTGCTACCCAGCCGTCCAGCGCCTTCGACCCCGCCGGCACCGGCGCGAACAGCTTGCAGAAGTCCAACAACCTGAGCGACGTGAGCAGTGCCAGCACGTCCAGGACGAACCTGGGGCTCGGCACCGCCGCGACCCAGCCTAGCAGCGCCTTCGATACGAGCGGCGCCGCGGCCGCTGCTGCTGCGGCCAGCGTGCCGCTGGCCGGTGGCACCATGACCGGGCCGCTTGTGGTCAAGCAGATCAATGCCGTGTATCAGGCCAGCCAGACTCCGACTGCCGGCAACAACTCGGTGCAGGCGGCGGTTTATGCGGCCATCGGCTACACCGGCTCGAACTGGATCGGGAACTACAACTCCGCCACCACCTATAGCACCAACGATGGCGTGAGCCTCGGTGCCTCCTGCTACCAGGCCAAGGCATCCAGCACCGGGCAGACGCCGCCGAATTCGACCTACTGGACGGTCCTGACCTCCGCCACGGTCAACATGGACCGGGCGGGCTCTCCCTACAGCGACACCACCATCCATGTTCCGGCTTGCGCGCAGATCACCGCTGCCGGCGGCGTAGCCTTCACGGCCAGCGCCGGCGCCACCCTGGACTGGGATTACCCATTTACCTTCGCCGAGGCCGGGGTGGTTAATTCGTCGTTTGCGCGCGGCGACGTGCGCCGCTACGGCATCTTCCCTGACGGCGTGACCGACTGGTGCACGCTGCATGCCACTTACTGCACCAACTTCCTGGTCAACAGCACGGTGCTCCCCGAAGAAAGCCAGATGGTGGCTGGGTATTACGCGACGGGCTTCAACTGCACGGCCGCGACGTGCAGCGGCTCCCGCATCCACTGGCAGCCGGGCGCCATCGGCGAGTCCATCCTCCACCTGTTGAGCAGCGGCGGCACCATCAACATGAGCGGTTCCACCGCGTGCACGCGCGCCAGCGGGACCGTGACCTGCACCATCGCCTCGGCTTCCTTCGTCAATGGCCAGCAGGTGATGACCTACGACGACACCAACGACACCACGTTCAACGGCGGCCCCTGGACCGTGACCTCCGTTACCGGCTCGCCAGGCTCTGAGACGCAGGTGCAGTTTTCGCAGCCCGGGTTGCCCGACAATGCGGTAACGCAGCCCTACCTGTTCATCACCGACCTTCCGCTCACCAACGTCAACTGGACGGGCCTGATCGCCACTACCGATCGCTTCGGCGCCATCAACATCACGAACAGCCATTTCGGCCCCATCCACATCATCAACGATCCCGCGCACCACAGTGCTGAGCCAGGCGTCAAGGCTCGCGGGGCGCACATCGAGGCCGGGCACCGGAACACCACCTACGACGACATTGAGATCGACGACGCCTGCGGCACCTTAGCCTGCAACATCGACGCGGCTTTCGCGCTCGATGGCAACGAAGTCAATCTGAACATCAAGCGCGTGGTGGTCCACAACAGCGATACCCACGGCGCGTACCTCACCGGCAGTGGCTACAACATCGGCGAGTTGCGCGTCGAGAACGCCTGCCTTGTCGGCTGGCAGAACAACGCGCTGGGCGCTGTGCAGACCACGCTGGGCGCCTGGAACTCCGGCGTCACCTACGTCCAGAACCAACTGGTCTACTCCGGCAGCACCTGGTACTCCGCTACTTCCGCGGGCAGCAATCTCAACCAGGCGCCCCCGAACGCGACCTACTGGACGCCGTTCTCCAACGGCCTGTCCGGATCGTCCCCAGGTTCGGCCGCGCAGTGCAAAGAAGTGTGGATGCAGCGCACCTGGGGATCGCACATCGGCAAGCTGACGGTCTGGAACGGCACCGATTCGGTCGCCAACGGCGGTACGCGTGTCACCGCCTACCCGTTGATGCTCAACGAAACGGGCATCTCCACGCAGCCCTCGACGGTGGTGCTCGGCGACGACATCGACTACCTGTCCATCACCGGCAACGGCACGAATGGGTCGCTGGCTCTGGGCGATCCGCTGATCGGCGCCACGCATGGCGTCAACGCCGCGCAGATGGATTACCGCATCGGCAAAGCGGAGATTCAGGTGCAGCCGGTGGGCGCGACAATTGCCAGCGGCTCTTACGTGGTGAGCGTGAACAGCCCGGTCGCGCCGTCACCAACGACACAGTTGAACTCGCACGCGCATTTCGATTACCTGCGCGTGGAGTCGGGTGGCCTGCCCGGCTTCGCATGCCAGTCTGGGGTGCAGTTGCATGTCAACTACCTGACCTCCATGAGTGGTGTGGTGCCGGGCTGGGCGAACCTCGCCTGCCGCTTCACCATTGCGCATTCAGATATGGGAGCACTCGGCGTCTCGGGCAGCAACACGCCCGCGGTGCTAGTGACTGGCAGCGGGGCCAACACCAGCCGCATCCTCGATTTCAACATGACGTATCCGAACACCGCCGGTGCTAGCTACCCCGCGCTCGGCGTCAATGGCGTATCCGGGTTCTCGGCCAACGTCTCCACGTCGAATATTAATGGCCTCAGCAACACGGCGGGCGCGGTGACGCTCACCAACGTCTCTGACTTCGACCTCACGCTGAACCTGGTGAGCGGCAACACCAGCGGTGGTACCGGCCTGTATCTGGCCGGTGCGCTCGCCAATGGCGTCATCCGCGGGCCGCAGATCACGAATTTCCGCTTCAACGTGGTGGCGGCCGGCGGCACCACCTACAGCAATGTGCACGCCAACAACATCGCCATCAGCGGCGCCGGCACGGCGAACACCAACATCGCCGCCAACGCAAGCGGCATCACCCAGGACAACGCGCAGAACTTCACGCTGTCAAGCTTCCCAACCAACCTCCCGGCCGGGTCCCTGGCGGTCAACAACACGCTCACGCCGTTCTTTTCGGGCGGCGTAATCCCAGCGGTCAACACCTGTTTTGCATCTGACGGTGTGGGCGGCTTGCAGGCGTCCGGGGCTTGCGGTGGCACCGGCATTCATGGCTTCAACACGTTCTTCGGCGGCTGCTATGTCGCTGCCAACGCCGGCGGCGCTATTGCTACGTCGACCACCTACTTTATCGGAATCCCTGTCCAGGCCAACTGCTCACCGCAAACCAACAGCACCCTACTGTTTCAAGATTATGTGGGCTACGCCTGCACCGGGACCAACTACATCACCTACAACGTCTACATCGGTGGCACCAAGGATTCCAGTTCTTCCGAACTGGTAACCCTGGAACTCGTTAAGAACGGCACGGCAATGGCCGATACTGCTCAGACGTTCGCAATGACCGGTACCTACGCCCACGCCTCGGTTTCGACCTTCACCGATACCTTCGCCCAGGGCGATTCCCTGATGATCCAGATGACCACGCCGGCATCGTTCACCGTCGCACCAACCGCTGTTTCGTTCGGCGCCAGATTTTCCTGTTATTGAGAGGTAGAACCAATGCGCAACTTTTTGCTTGGCTTGATCGTCGCCGCCGGCGCGCTGCCGGCCCTCGCCCAGGTGGGAGTGCCAGGCCCGGCACTCGGCAACGGCATCCTGCTGGCAACCTCCACGGTCTCCAGCAACGTCGCCACCGGCGCCGGGCCAGGCCAGACCTTCGTCAAGGTCTGCAACGGCTCGACCACCGTGGTGGCTTACTTCGCCGTCGGCAACAGCTTCATCAAAGCGTCGGTGCCTACGACCTCCGCCAGCGGCGGCATCCCGGTCGGTGGCAGCGGCGCCGGTTCCGGGCCGCCCTGCGAGATCCAGTATGCGGGGAATGGCGGCTACGTCGCGGCGATTACCGCCTCGGGCTCTACCACCCTGACCGTCACTCCGGCCAGCGGGCCGGCGATGCTGGTGGGCTCCATCGGCGGCGCTGGAGGGGGCGGAGCCGGAGGCCCTACCTCCATCGCATTGACCAGCCCGAGCGGTACGCTGAGCGTAGGCGGCAGTCCGTGCACGTCCGGCGCCTGCGCATTGACCGCTGACGTGGCTAGCACAGTTACGGGGACCACCGTAGTTACCTGCGGCGGCGTGAACGACACCGCCGCAATCAACACGGCCCTTGCTGGCGGCGGCCACGTCGTCCTGTCTGGCTCGTGCCTCATGGGTCCTTCCGCTGGCTCACTCGTCGTCCGGTCCAATACTTGGTTGGACGCCGGCAAAGCGACCATCAACTTCACTCCGACCGATGGTATCGACAGCCTTCTAACGAATACCCAAGTCGCGCAAAACATCAGCCGCACCTGCACCGACGTGGTGATGACGGTCAACTCCACCGCCATTACCTCGGCAACTTGCAATTTCACCCAGGCCGATGTTGAAAATGACTCCATCGCCTGCATCGGCGCCTACGCGGGCGGCCTGGCCTATGGCTCGGGCGCAATGGGCACCGATCTGCACACGACCATCTCGAACGTCACTAGCACCACGGCGGCACAGCTTGCCGACCCGCCGACCGCAGTGTCCAACCCGATGACGTGCAACATCTATACGCGCGACTCAAATATTACGATCAGCGGCGGAACGTGGATTCTCAAGGGAGCTTACCCTGCCGGCAACGTCATAAAAATGATGACTGTAAATAACCTGACCATGCGTGACGTACATACAGCTAGCAGTTCTTTAACTGTTCCATCCACTGGATCAGTAGCTTCTGGATTTGAGAACTATATTCTTGACGTTTCTAACTTTAGGATTTTGAACACTACCCTTGGTGGCTGGGTGCAGGGCGAAGATGGTATCCATCTAGTGGGGCCGCTGCGCTCCGGTGAGATTATAGGCGTGCATGGGCATTCGGGCGATGACATGGTGCCGATATCGGCAGCAGACGGCAATCCTGTTTCCGGGATGAACTCTCAACTCGATGGGCGCGTTTATGGCGTTGTGGACGGCCTGCTGATCGATGACGTTGATGGGTCGTCTTACGCCGCTCAGTCTGGGGTGAAGATGTTTGGCCCAACCGGCACGGCAATCCCAATCCGTAATATAAATATCAGACACGTCTATGGGAACTCGCAAAGCTGCAAAGGCTGTGGAGTCAGTGGCCAGTACCCTGGGTTCCGAATCGGCGTGGCCCTTTATTCTGGAAGCTTGGACAACATCGTCGTTGACGGAGTAGGCGGCAACATCACAGGCAGCGATGTATATGCAATTTTCGGTGCTGCATCGCCGGCCAACGCTTTGACAATAGGCAGCCTCACGCTGAAAGACCTATCGCAGACATTATCAGCCTATGCCACCGGCATATACCTGTTTGCAACCCAATACGCGACTATCAACAACCTGACAGTCGATGGGATTAGAAGCTCTGGCTACAACCTCAAGACCTCATTTTTCCTTGACCCGACCAGCAGCATTAACAACCTAATCGAGGAAAATGTGCAGTTTGAGAATCTGACAGGTGGCGCATTCTCACCTTTCCTTTTGCAAGGCACTATTGGAGATGCCACCTTCACCAATATCCAGGCGAACTACAACAGCGCCACCGCTAGCGCCGTTGGCTTTATCGACATAGGCGGCGCCACCGTGGGCAAGATAAGCCTGAACGGTGTTCATCTGGAGCATGCGAGCGGCAGCGCGACGGCGTTAGCGCTTCTGGAGATGAACAACAGTCCCACCGGTGTCACGCCAGTAGTTGGCGATATCGAGGCCAACGACATTTCGGATACAGCGCTCGCGGCGACATCGGACCTGATTTTCTTTTTCGCGTCTGGTACGTTGGCTAATTACAGTATCTCCAACCTGCGCGCCAGCCACATCACCGATTGCGTAGACTCAGTCATCACGCCTTCTGGTTCGGCTTATACATTTGGGTTCAATGCCGACAACATAGCAAACCCGTCTACCTGCAATGCCTTTTCCCCAGGCACCCCGGCTCTCGTTGGTAGCACGGTGGCACTGACCAATCAGGCGGCGTCAATCGCCGCCACGACTATTTACACTTCGACCTCCGCGAGTCAGATGCTCCAGGCGAAATGTACCCTGACGCCTGGTTCCACCACAGGCACAGCAACGGTCGGCGTCTACATCTTATGGAACAATTCGGCTAACTTCGCTGAATCCTCTCTGTTTACCACTACTGCGAACACCGCAGTTAATTTCGCCCCGATTTTCATTCAAACCACCAGCGGGCAGACAGTTAAGTATCAGACTGCCTATACGGCGGGGACCGGCGGCAGCTATAACCTCACGTGCGCGTTGGAGAGGTTGCAGTGAACAGCTTTGATGTTGCATTCCTCGCCCTGATGGGCAACGAAGGCCGCTACCAGTGCCTGCCAAACGACGCAGGCAACTGGACCAGCGGCCACGTCAACATCGGCACGCTGGTCGGCACCTGCTGGGGGATCTCGGCGCCGATCCTCGCCGCCCACCTGGGGCGCGATCCGACGGCTGAGGAAATGCAAAATCTGTCTCAGGACACGGCCAAGACCATCGCCAAGACCAAGTTCTGGGACCCCTATCGCTGCGACGACCTGCCGCCAGAGGTCGCCTTCCAGGTGCTTGATGCCGCCTATAACGGCGGCCTGCCGGCGAAGTGGCTGCAAGAGGCTGCCGGCGTGGACGCCGATGGCGTGATCGGCGACCAGACCGTCGCCGCGGTGAACGCCAAGCCTGCCGACAAGATCGTGATGCTGTTCGACGCCGCCAGGCTCGACTGGATGGCCGGCCTTGGCGCCTGGACCAGTTTCAGCAAGTCCTGGGCGCATCGCATTGCCGCCAACCTGCGGCTGGCCGCCCAATGAGCTACCGCTTGGCTACTGCTGCCCTCAAAACCGCGTTCTCGGCCTTGAGCGCCGCTATCTCTTCATGCAGCCGGTCCACCTGCACCCCGGAGATCCAGCCGCCGTGAACCACCAGCCGCTGGATGATCGGCCAGTATTCCTCGTGGAACTCCGTCATCAGGCGGCGTTCGCGGCGAATCTGGGTGATGCGGTCGGGGTACACCGGGCGCAAAGTACGCGCGTGGGCTGTCCCCGTCTGTTGGCTCAGACACCCAGGAGCCGCTAAAACATGACAGCCGCCTCCAACGCCGCCCCGGCCGCCGCGCCGCTCAAGCCAAAGCCCATGTTCGGGATGGTCGACGACTGGCGCCAGTCCTGGCGCTGGATGTCCGTCAGGCTTTCGGTGTTGTTCGGCCTCATCGCCGAGATCGCCGACTTTCTACCCGATGGCTGGCAGCAATACGTGCATTTACCGCACGGCGTCATCGGCCCGATAATCTGGACCATCGCCCTTGCGCGCATCATCAAGAAGCGCAAAACCGCTGTACCACCCGCAGCTACATTGGAGAATTGTATGAACCTCAGCATCTTCACCCACCTGGGCGCGCTAGTTAAGCTGGTCGGCCTCGTCCCCCGGGTCGTCGCCCTGGTCGAAAAGCTCGACGCCGACCCGGCCACCCAATCCCTGGTGGCGGATATCAAGGCCGACCTCACCGAGGTCGAGCAGGCCTTCGGCGGCAGCAGCACCATTGCCGCCTCCGCACCGGCGCCGACGGTCGCCGCCGCGGTTGCCACACCGGCCCCAAAGGCTGGCTAGGCCTTGGTCGTTACGGCAGAGTAGGGCGCCCTGTTGCAAGGGCGCCCTTTTCGCATTCCAGGAGTCCCCGCATGAAACTGAAACTCACGTGTATTCTGGCCTCGGCCTTGTTTATCGGCGCCGCGGCGCTGCTCGGCTGCGCCACCACCACGTCGTCGACCACCAACGCGGCCCGCGAGACCGCCTATGCCGCCGAGACCACCGCCGACCTGGCGATCAAGTCCATCCCGTCGCTGTTGCAGACCAAGACCGTCGACGCGGCCACGGCGACGAAGATGAACAACGCGGCGCTTGCCGTGGCTTCGGCCGCTCAACTGGTGCTGGCCTGCACCTCCACGACGGCCACTACCTGCTCGACCGCCGACCTCATTACCAAGCTGGCTACCCTGAGCAGCCTGGTCCCGGCCACGGCAGCCCACTAGGAGCATCCCATGTCCGCTGCATTGATCCAACTGCTGTCGATCCTTCTCCCCGCCCTGATCCAGGGCATACCCTCGGCCGTCGCCGCTGGCCAGGCGCTTTTCGCCATGCTCAAGAGCGGCACGCCGCCGACCGATCAGCAGTGCATCGACATGGCGACCGAGCTACAGGCCGACGAGGCTGTTGCTGCGGCTGCCATCGCTGCCGCTGAAAAGGCGGCCGCCGCCGGCTGATGTTGACGGTCCTGCAAGTGGCGGTCCTAGGCTCCCAGGCGATCTACGACAGTAGCTCGCTCTGGGATGCCCTGTTCACCGGCCCCGACTACGCCGACAGCTACGTCGGGGTGCAGGTGCGGCCGCAGGACCGGGCGGTGGTGGTGGCCTTCCGCGGCAGCACCACGCCAGAGGACTTCTTCAAGGACCTGGAGGCGGCCATCCCGGACGATGAGGCCGAGCTTGGGATGGTCGCCCACGGCTTCTTCGAGGGCACCAAGGCGCTATACGCCAAGATCGCGCCGCTGATCCCGGCCGGCTACCTGCTCATCATTACCGGGCATAGCCTAGGGGCTGCCCAGGCCTCGGACTTTGCCGCCTTCGCCCTGGCGCGCGGCACGCCCGTCCAGGCCTGCGTCCTCATGGGCTCGCCGCGGCCGGGACTCGACACCCTGAACGGCTGGCTGCGGCGCGTGCCCTCCTGGTACAGCTTCCGCAACGGCAGCGACCTGTTCGCGCGGGATCCGGTGCCTGATGTGCCGAATTGGGGCGAGCATTGCCGGCCGCTGACGGCGCTCCACGAACCGCCGGCGCCGGCCGATCCTTGGGGGCGGCTGATCGGATGGCATCACTCTGAGCTTTACTTGGCCGGCATCGCCAAGCTGACACTGCCGCCCCTGGTGGCGTGAAATGTTCAGGTGGTTAAACACCGAAAATTATGTCTCGCTCAAAGAGCACGTTGCCGCACTCCGTGCCGCCGACAAGGAGTTGGCGGCCGAGCGGGACAGGCGGTATTCGGAAGTCACCGCCGCCACGCAAAGGGCCCTTCAAGTCAAGGCCGAGGGCGAGGAAAAAGCCCTTGAATTGGCCCGCCAGATCGAGGCCTACAAGGAGGAAAAGAACAACCGGCTGCGCGAGCAGATTCAAAACGAGCGCGGTGAATATGCGACGCATTCAGAGGTCCGCGCCGCTATAGAGAAAATAGAAGTAGCCTTAAAGCCGCTGGTCAGCAACAACGATACTGAACGAGGCGCGCGCAGCGGCATCGGCCTGGTCGCCGCAATCATATTGTCCGTGATCGCTGCTGCTGGAACCTTGGGCACGTTGTACGGGATTTTTTCCCACCACTAAAAACGTACAAGGATGGGGAGACCTCAATGGATGGCGCGCTGGGCTGGGTCAAGGAATTCCACGTCGCCGTGAGCGACGGCACCGGCCTGCCGGTGTTCATGCTCATGGTGGCCGCCGTGGTCCTGTTCTTCGCGCTCCGGTCTGCCAAGGCTGCGCGGGTCTCCCAGGAGGCCCGGATGAAGAAATGCGAGGACGATCACCGCGATTCCAGGATCAAGGTCCAGGACCAGGACAATCAAATTGCGGAACTCCGCCAGCGCGGCGAATCGGCCCGCCGCACCGTGGTGATGATGGCGACCGTGCTGCACATGAAGGGCATCGAGATTCCCAAGGACCTCTGGGACATCATCATGCACGACGACGCCGAGATCCCGCATTTTGAACTCTCGGCTGCGACACCGGCGCCGCCCTCGTAATGAGCGCCCGGCCGCTCGGCGACATCCTGGCGGCACTCACCGAATCCCTGTACAAGGGAGCGGAGTTCTACCCCCCCCTTTCGGATGTCGCCCGCATGCAACGGGTAGCCGAGGCGTTCAACAAGCTGCCCTCGGACGACATGCAGGTGCTGGTCCACACCTTCCGCCCGGAATGGGCGATGGTCCCCTGGAAGCCGCCTGAGCATTGGAGCCCGCGGGCTAAGCGCGTCTTCACCCTGTTCATCGAAAAGGCGCTGATCGAGCACATCAATCAGACGATGAAGCTCCAGGGGCCGGACGACGGCTAGGGTGCCAACCCCATGATGATCGCGGCTGCGGCCAGGAAGATCGCGGCGCATATGCGGCTGGTGTCGGTATCTCCACGATGCAGGGGGATCAGCAGAGCCGTGAGGGTGCAGCCAAAGAACATGAATATAGTGAGCGCCTTCATGCCGCCCTCCGGCTGCGAGACCTCGACGCTCCGACAAGCGGCAAGCTGGAAACCCGTTTTACCAGCCGCGGCAATTGCCAGGCACCCTGCTGCTCGGCCATGGCCCTGTAGCGGGTGATGAGCTTTAGGTGCAGCAGGTGGAGTTGTCCGTCGCCCTCGCACCACACGTCATGCCAGGCGAAATCCCAGCGGGTGCCGGGCGGCCATGCGCAGGTGAGCGCGTCGCCGTGGTGGATCATGCAGCGGGGATCTGGCGCGAACTCCGGCCAGATGGCGTCGATGATCTCCTGGTCGACCTCCACCACGTCGACGTGGCGGACCGCAGGATTGGCGAGCAGCCCGCGCAGCACGCATCCCAGGCCCAGGCCGCTCACCAGGACGCGGCCGCGCGCCGCCAGCAGGATTGGCAGGTGGCGCGATAGCTCCTGGGTGCTGTCCTCCATCACCGTTGCGCCGCCCGATAGCATGGTGGCGTCGGTGAGCCGACACAGCGCGGTCTGGTAGGGATGGCCGACCAGGAGACGGAACGCTTCATGGTCATACCGCCGGCGCTGGATAGTCCAGAGGCCGAAGGTCTGAGGCTGGACCCACACCGGGCAACGCATAGCGCGCAGGTAGTCGGCTGCGCTCGGGCTCGGCGTGCTCATGCGGCGCGAAGCTTGCGCAGGTCGATGATGTGGTCGGCCATTTCCCATAGCTCCTTGGTGTGGGTGATGAAATACTCGACGGTGTAGCCGCCGATCTCCAGCACCTTGCGTTTCATGCGCATGAAGTGCTCCTTGCGCTCGGGGTCCAGGGCGCCGTCGGACTCGTCGGAGAACAAGGCCTCGAACTGCTGGCCCGACTCGCGTGCCTTGAACAGGGCGATGCCGCGGGTGAGGCTGTCGTTGAGCAGGATTCGCTCGCCGCCGCTGGTCGCCCCCCGGATCGACTTTTCCTCCCCCTGCTCGCCGTCGAACACCCGGATGTCGAAGGATTCCTTGAGCTTGCCATCCCGGGTCTCGGCCTGGGTGTCGAAGCGCATGCTGAACCGGGGACCGTAGCAGGTGAGCAGCAGGTCATTGGCGAGGCCGGAGATCGTGGGACCGGCGTCATCGATGGATAGTGCTACCAGGCCATCGCGCCCAAGGGCCTTCGCCAGGAGGCGCCATTGCGCCATGTCGTCGGTGAGCTTGTGGTGCTCGGCCTGCGCCTCGCGCGCGCCGCCCAGGCGCGCCAGGGCGCTCTCGCGCTCGACCGTGGCGCGCGCCACGTCGTTCTGCGCCTTGATGATGGCCGAATCCAGGTCGTCGACCGCCCCCTGGGCCCGCCGCTGCTCGGTCTCGGCGGCGGCCAGGCCCTCGGCGCTGGGCTCGGCCGGAAGGGCGTCGCGCTCTTCCT